TGGTGATAGCGGCGGCGCTAGATTAGCTTATATCGCTGGTGCGGCAACAGGTGCTAACAATGACAACGGGTACTTGTCTTTCTACACAAGAGCTTCTGATTCTTTAGCAGAACGCATGCGCATTAGAAGCGATGGAAATGTCCTTATAGGCAAGACTGCTGATGACAACACTACCGCTGGACATAGATTTCACGCTAACGGATTTGCAAGTCACGCAGTAACCAGTGATTCCATGTATCTTAACAGGCTGTCTACAGACGGTGCTGTTTTAACCCTAGCCAAAGACGGCTCCACAGTCGGTAGTATTCAAGCCAGAGGCGGCGACATTGTTATTGGTACTGGTGACACAGGTATACGCTTTAACGATGCTTCTAATGCCTTACAACCACATCACGCAACTGATGTTATCGATGCAACTATAGATTTAGGATTATCAAGTCACCGCTTCAAAGACCTTCACCTGTCAGGCAGTGCTTACGTCGCAACGTCGATAGGTATTGGTACTAGTTCGCCTAGTGCAAACCTTGAGATTACTCAAAGTGGAAATAACGTAGGGCTTTTAGTTGCTGGCGGTGGGTACAACTACACAGCTAAATTTGAAAGTTCAGACGCAGAAGCAAACATTATTATTGAAGATAGCAACAGCACTAATGATGGCAACATGATTGGCGTTGTTACCAATGATATGTATTTCATTACTAACACCTCAGAACGCATGCGTATCGACGCTAGCGGCAACTTGATGGTTGGTAAGACTGACACTAGTATTGCAACGCAAGGTGCATTCTTCGGCCCTAATTATTCACACATTACATCAACCAATGATACTCCCTTAGCTTTGTCTCGTAAAAGCAGCGACGGCACTATCTTGGATATACGCAAAGACGGCACCACAGTCGGTAGTATTTTTAACTCTGGTACTACAATGGGCATTGGCTCATTAGATACTGGCGTACTACTTGCTAACAATATTGACGCAATACTTCCGTGGAACGCTTCAACGAATGCAGAAAGAGATAACGCAATTGATCTAGGTCGTTCTGCTGGACGCTTCAAAGACCTTTACCTGTCAGGCGGTGTTCAGTTCGGAACCACTGGTGCGGCGGCACAGAATCTGGATGACTATGAAGAAGGGACGTTTACTCCTACGATTACCAGCGGAACTGTGACATACACTGCTCAAAGAGGTCGATATACAAAAATAGGGCGTGTTGTTCATATTCATGCGTTTGTTCAAATAGCTTCAATATCTGGCTCTTCAGGCACAGCTATAATTTCTGGCCTACCTTTTACAGCAAAAAACGACTCAAACTATAGCGCCTTAGCGTCAAAAACAAATGGGTTTAATTGGGGTGGTTCTGCAACAATGATTACTTTTCAAGTAATTCCAAACACCGCAACTATTGGAGCTGTCGGCTCAGGAAATAACATAGCCTTTAATGATGTAAATTCTAGTGGTTTGACGGCAAATGATTGGATTGCCTGCACTGGTCACTACGTTACAGATTCTTAATTATCTCAAGTGGACTCTTGAGACGGACTAAAGGAGAAAGACAATGGCATTAACTAAAAGCGTAACAGCAGACAAAATCGAAGTAGTCACAGGACAAGACGAGGACGGCAATGATGTAACCTCTGTCCAAGTCCGCACTGCTACTCGTGTACTCGAAGATGGTGCTGTAATTTCACAGTCGTATCACCGTCATGTAATTCAATCGGGTGACGACTGGTCATCTGAACCCTCTAACGTGCAGGACATCTGCAACGCAGTATTTAGCTAAGGAGAAAACTAATGGCTACATTCACATGGACCATCCCTACCGTAGAACACGTTATTGCTGATGGGGGTATTAATATCGTTCATTGGCGTTGTAACGCGGAGCAAACAGAAGGATCTGGTGACGACGCTGTGACTTACACAGCTTCAAGCTACGGTACGGTAGGTTTGACCTACGATGCTTCTAGTTCTGATTTCACGCCCTATGATGATGTAACTGAGTCGCAGGCAGAAGGCTGGATTTGGGCAAATGGTGTTGATCAGGACGCAACAGAAGCGGCTCTGCAAAACAATATCAACGCTCAGATTAACCCAACTGAGGCATCTGGCACGCCTTGGTAATTAATTAACCACAACTAGGAGTAACGACGATGGGAAAAGACGAAAAGACCCCAATCAACGTTAACGGCCAAGAGTACATCCTTGAAGATTTTACAGATCGACAAAGGGCGCTCTTGAACCACATCAATGATCTCGATCGCAAGATCAGCAATTCTCAGTTCAACTTAGAACAGCTTTCATTTTGCCGCACAAAGTTTATTGAAGACTTAGCACAAGATCTTGAAAGTGAGGAGATCACCGATGAGGATTACGAAGAAGTGTCTGCTGACTCTGCTGATTAGTCTCTCAAGTTCTGCCTTCGGGCAGGACACCCCCAACATCGACCCAGTTCCCGACGTTGACCCAGCTCCAGTAAGGGACGATGGTGAGTACGAGCCGGATTTCGATGGTGGTGGAGATGACACTAATATTGAGGGCGACCTAAACACGTCGAACTCAAACAACAACAACGTCAGCAAAACGTATAACGGTGCGGGTAGTCGCTCTATGCCTGCAAATACTGCTGTAGCACCCTCTCTTATGAGTACAGGGCAACAGTCGTGTCTTAAGTCGATATCAGGTGGCTTACAGTTAGTTTCTGTAGGTATATCGTCTGGTAAATACGTACAAGATCCTGAGTGTAATCGCCGTCTAAACGCCATTACCCTGTCAAATATGGGCATGAAAGTGGCCTCTGTCAGTTTGATGTGCCAGAATGCTCAGGTATGGAGAGCCATGTTTATGAGCGCAACTCCATGCCCAATTATTCGGTCTGGCAGATTACTCGTGGGTAAAACCGCCATACTAGCGATCAAACAGAATCCAGATATGTGGATTCCTGACTATGAAGAGGACAAGGCTTTTTACGATGAGCTTTTAGCCGGAGGGGGCGATGACAGCGGCGAGCAAGAGTCTAATAGTGGTAGCCTTAGCGAGCGCTTCCGTTCAACTAAACGCGACCGAGATTGATGATTTAGTTGACACCTCGCAAAGCATTCGTGACACGTTTGCTTACGGCATCAAGACGATCGCAGGAGGTGAATCTTACGCTGGAGAGGGTTACATCGCTCCAGCTATGGCCGAGAACGGTTACATCAGTAAGAGCCAACAAGACGCCTACAACCAAGCCGTTGCCGCAGTTCAAGCGGCTACTTACTCTTACGATCCCAATGCGGATCAATACTTTCAAGACCAAGCCGACCAAGCTATGGATCAGGTGTCAGAAATGATCGACGCCTATGTCGATGCGGCACAGCAGATTATTATGGTTGCGACTGTTAACGAGATGGCGCAAGACGCACAGTCTGCACCGGATGAACGAGAGGCTATGGCTCTTCAGGAGTTTATGGGCGCTAACGATGTAACCCTGCAAGATCAAGAGATAGAAGCGTATAACGATGCGTTGTCTAATACTGAACAAGCAATACAGGTAGCCGCCGCATACATGGCAGTCGCTAACGATGAAAACTTACTGAATCAAGCAGATAATATGGCTAGAGAGTACAACGTAACCTTTGAGGAGGCCGCGTCTGTTTTCTTTGACTTAGACACACAAGCCGTTTGGGTGTCGTTTGATGGCGGTAGTACCATCCAAGGTTTGCAAGTAGGTAACTACTTTGTTGCCGCAGAAGACGTGTTAACACGTGCTGAGACACAGGAATTTTGGACCACGAGCCCCGAGGGTGGTTGCTGGTTCGCTGAGAATCAAGAGGAGTGTTTAAACGGTGGCCCTTGAAGATTTAGAAGTTAATGTCGGCGGGACGTCTATTAAGGGCGTTTGGATCGCTATTGTGTTCACTTTCGGCTCAACAATTGGGGGCGGAATCTGGGCGGCGTCTCAGTTTTTCGCGCAACTCAATGAGCAGTCTGAGGCGGTTATTGCCGCTACCACGCAAGCAGAAGGTTTGGCTATACGCTTTGATGACCTTAGAGAATCAAATACTACTCGATTGCAGGCGATGGACGTGAAACTGTCGAATATGGAGCAGGCCATGACTGCGGCAGACGTTGAGAATTTGCAAGGTAAACTAGCAGAACTTGGCGCGAACCTCGTGCAAATTATGGATGCACAGCAAGAGCTACTGGACTTACGCGATCGTATCAGTACAGTAGAGAAAACATCATCCGAAACAGAACTACGTGTTTCTGGTAAATTAGACGCGTTGTCAACAGTAGACGAACGTCTTAAGCGTTTTGAGCGTGACATGGATGATTTATGGACAGCAATAGACGCAACTAATCCGCTAGGTGGTAACTAATGGACACAGCAGGGGAGGCGCTTAAGCGCATTGAAATTCATCAAGCGGAGTGCGAGGTGCTTCGTAAGTCTATAGACGACAGGCTCGACCGAATTGAGAAACGTCTTGACGACGGCGGCGGACAATTTAAGCGCCTCGAACGTATGATCTGGGGCAACACGGTTCTCGTGGTTAGCCTACTAAAAGGTCTGGAGTATTTAGGATGAACTTCGATAAGGTAAAAGGTTTAGTGGGCTCTCTTGCCCCCACCCTCGGAGCCGCTCTGGGTGGCCCTGTAGGTGGTGCGGCGGCATCGATGCTTGCGGATGTTTTAGGCTGTGACCCCGCTCCAGCCAAGATTGAAAAGGCACTGGCGCAAGCAACACCAGAGCAGTTAGCTGAAATTAAGAAAGCAGAATTAGACTTTGAAGTTCGCATGAAAGAACTAGAAGTAGACGTCTTTGCGTTAGAAACCGCTGATACTCAGGATGCCAGAAAAAACTTTTCCAAAGATTGGACTGCACGTGTTATCGGCTTAATCATGGTGCTTTTCTTTTGTGGGTACGTTGGCCTAATTACGCTCTTACCACCAGAACAAAATTCTATGGAACTAACAAATCTCGTGATGGGTTACCTAGGTGGCCTAGTCAGCGCAGTAGTGAGCTTCTATTTTGGGTCGAGTCAGAATAAAGGATAGCGCATGAATAAGCTGGTAAAGCAATTAAAGCGGCACGAAGGTGTTCGCACCCATGCGTATAAGTGCAGTGCAAATATGATCACTGTGGGCGTGGGTAGAAACATAGACGAGAACGGCGGTCTTGGCTTGTCTGACGATGAGATTGACTACCTTCTCGAGAATGACATCAAAAGATGTAAGCAAGAGCTGATTGCACTACCTTGGTTTGTGGACCTCGATTCGGTACGTCAGGACGCGATTATCAACTTGTGTTTCAATCTAGGTATGACGCGCCTGCTGGGTTTCAAGAACGCTCTAGCGGCAATGGAAGCAGGAGATCACCCGAAAGCCGCCGACGAATTTTATGATTCACGCTGGGCTAAACAAGTAGGGTCACGTGCGGATGAAGTTTGTGAAATGATTCGTACAGGTCGGTACGGAGAAGGGTATGCGTAATACTGTAGAAGCTCGTGACGTAGATGGAAATACCGAACCAACACACACAGTAGAAGTTGTTTGTGCACATTGTGGCTACGACCTTGACGAAGCCGAGTTAGAAGCCGACACTTGTTCAGATTGTGGTCAACCTCTTAACTTAAAAGAGAGCGTATCTATACAAGTAACCACGTTGCCACCGGTATTCGGCGACACTCTATAGGTGCGATATGGCGTTAAAAAAATTAGCTTTCAAGCCGGGAATCAATCGTGAAGTAACACGGTACACCAACGAAGCTGGTTGGTACGAGTGCGACAAAGTGCGGTTTCGGCAAGGATATCCCGAGAAGATTGGTGGGTGGGAACGTATTTCCGTGTCTACCTTTCAGGGCGTATGTCGCTCTTTATCTAACTGGATAACCCTTGGGAGCATCAACCTCATTGGCGTAGGTACGCACCTTAAGTTCTATCTAGAGCAGGGTGGCGGCTACAACGATATTACGCCGATTCGAGAGACCACCGCCGCTGGTGCTGTGACCTTTGCGGCTACTAACGGTTCAGCCACACTGACAATCACTGATGCTGGTCACGGTGCACGTGAAGGAGACTTTGTTACGTTTAGTGGCGCAGTAACACTGGGTGGTAACATTACTGCCAATGTGTTAAATGCTGAATATCAGGTTGTTACTGTACCCGACGCTAACTCTTACACCATAACAGCTACAGCTACAGCCAATGCGTCCGACACAGGTAACGGCGGGTCTTCAGTGGTTGGTGCGTATCAGATACGTACAGGTGAGCCTTACGAAGTGCCTTTGTCCGGTTGGGGCGGTGGTACATGGGGTGCCGGTGTATGGGGCACAGGTGGTATTTCTACCGAGGCTATTCGGCTTTGGAGTCAATCCAACTTCGGTGAAGACCTGATATTTGGACCGCGAGGTGGTGACATCTTCTACTGGGATGCAACCAACGGCGTAGAGACTCGGGCTGTATACCTAAACACGCTATCAGGTGCGTCGAACGTACCCACCAAACAAAACTTTATTCTTGTATCTGACGTTAGCCGGTTCGTCTTTTGTTTCGGCGCAAACCCGTTAGGTTCTGCAACGTTCGACCCTATGCTGATTCGGTGGTCTGACCAAGAAGACCCTGCAAACTGGACACCAGCCACTACAAACCAAGCCGGTGACTTGCGACTATCCAAAGGTACAGAGATCGTAACGGCTAAACAGTCACGCCAAGAGGTACTTGTTTGGACTGATTCTTCTCTTTATTCGCTTCAGTACCAAGGTGCGCCGATCGTTTGGGGCGTGCAGTTGGTGGGCGATAATACCTCTATTGCCTCTCAAAATGCCGTTGGATTTTCTGGTGGTGTGGCTTACTGGATGGGTAAAGACAAGTTCTATTCCTATGATGGGCGCACGCAAACACTACCTTGTGACGTTCGGCGGTTTGTATTTAACGACTTTAACGAGTTGCAGTACGACCAAGTATTTGCGGGGACAAACGAAGCGTTTCACGAGATATGGTGGTTCTACTGCTCACAAAACAGCCAGACGATCGACCGATACGTTGTCTACAACTACCTTGAAAAGACGTGGTACTACGGCACGATGGCGCGTACAGCGTGGCTTGACTCTGGACTGCGTGACTACCCACTAGCGGCTTCATATACATACAACTTGACCAACCACGAGTTTGGCACCGACGACAACGAGACAGGCACCCCTGTGCCGATTTCAGCGTCTATCACGTCTGGGCAGTTTGATATAGATGACGGTGATCGGTTTGCGTTTATTTGGCGCTTGATGCCGGATATGACGTTTGATGGCTCTACGACGGACGATCCTCATGCCACTATGAGCCTGTTGCCGTTGGCTAACTCTGGTTCGGGTTACAACAGTCCTACATCTGAGGGAGGGTCCAACTCTGGTACGGTAACACGTACGGCTACAGTGCCTATTGAGAAGTTTACAGGACAGGTAAACACGCGCGTGCGTGGCCGTCAGATGTCTATCAAAGTTGAATCAGATTCTCTTGGAGTTCGATGGCAATTAGGTTCACCACGAGTGGACATGCGCCCTGACGGGAGGCGCTGATGGCTAACGAATTAGAGCGTCCTGCTCCTCCAGCGTTGCCTCTTGCAACCGAGACTTACGATCGCCCGTTTATGGACCAGAACAGCAATGTTCTGCGGCTGTTTTTTACACGCCTTATAAACGCGTTTGATAACTTAGTCAGCACTGAAGACGGTGGTAAGTTTCTTCATTTTCCGTATGGTGTTTTTTACAGTACCGTAGACCAAACAGCGGCAAACCCTAATACAGGTTATGCAGTTACGTTTAATACGACCCGCGCCAGCAGTGCAGTTACTGTCGCAAGTAACTCTCGTATTACTGTTGGTAACGATGGGGTGTACCACATAAAGACAACACTGCAACTTGAGTCTACAAACAGCTCTTCTAAAATTGTGTCTATCTGGTTGGCGGTAAACGGCACAGCTCAGATTAACAGTGCACATGAGTACGTTATTTCAGGGTCTGGCAACAAAGATATAGCCAATTGGAACAGTTCATTAGCGCTTTCCGCTAACGATTA